ATAATTCTCTATAAATTATTAAAGTTCCGTCACTTCTATCCACTGCTCCCCACAGGCAACAACTCTCTGAAGAGTACCCATAGTCAATACCTTTTACCCTTTCCCAAACAACAGGAAGAATAAAAGGTTCGATTACATGGACACTTGGATCAAACTCAACAAAGGCTGCGCCTTCAGCAACATCCCAATTACCTTCTAAGAGTTGTCTGCGCTGTATTGGAGGTAATGCTTTAAGCATTTGTTCGTATCTTCCGTCTTGAGCAAGATAAGGGTTATCGTCTAATTTTGCTG